TCCTCAACTTTGCACATACAAAAAAGAAACTTCCACATTCTTATAAGTTCACAAAACTAAAAGAGAAACCAGGAAGACCTGAATGGTACGACAAAGCTGTTATTGATGAATATGAAAAGATAGCTCGCAGTGATTATTTTTATAGAAACGATCTTGCGGACATTGCTGTGTTTGGTGCTTATGTAGGTGCAAGACAAGCGGAAATTCTAAACATCAAAGCTGTTGATATTGATTTGAACTCTTACGAAGGTAATGGTTCTATTTATATTGGTGGTCGTCCAGGATTTACAACTAAAAATGATGATTGGAGAGAAGTTCCAATACATCCAAGGGTTCACCCAATAGTAAAAAGAAGACTTGAAAACGCTAAACAAAACACACGTATTTTTGGCGATGAATGGTCTAACAAAGATGTACTCTTGCGTAACTTTAAGAAAGTTCTAGAGTTTATGGGACAGCCAAAACAGATGAATTTTCATCACTTGCGACACTCTTTTGGAGTATGGCATGCGGAAGCTGGAACACCGATAAGAACCTTGATGGAACTTATGGGACATAAGACTATAGAAACCACACTAATGTATGCAAAAGTTTCTAACAGAGCCAGAGCAAATGCAATGGCAAATATCTAATCAAAACCAAGACTGATTAGGACTGATCCTAGTAAAAAAACAGACAATCAGTTTACGAAAAGCCTGAAAACAAGGCGTAAACAAGCACCCAGACTATTTGAAAAAGTACGGAGGGGGTGGGATTCGAACCCACGGTAGACTTTCACCTACGCTAGTTTTCAAGCCTGAGTTGAACTGATTGCCATATACGACACTGTTATCTTACAACACCAGATAACCGTTGCGATTACTAGGATTTTGTTTCCTTAATGGATCTAAATGACTGCAAACCCTAGACTAGCGACACAAAATCATGCCTACACCATCACAAATTGATGAGCAAGTTCGGTTGGAAAGAAATCAAATAAAGCAGGGAATTGAACTACTAAACAAAACTACAAAAAAGCTGGAGGATAAATCTTATTCTTCAGCTTCTATTTATGGAGTAACTACACTCAGAGAGTTACTACCAATAGTTCGAGAACAGATTAGAAAAGGCAAGGACGTTATCCGCAGAGGACATAACGGCATAGCTTTTAAAGATGTATATAAATACATTAATGATCTTGATGACGGTTTACTTGCAGCTATTACATGCAAGATAGTTATCGACAAAGTTTTTAGCAGCGTTGATAAAGCTAATTATTTATGCAATATTTCTTCTTCTATTGGCAGTGCTGTAGAGGATGAATGTCATATAAGTTTCTACGAAAAAACCGTACCAGGATTACTAGATTACATACAAAAAAACTACTGGCATAAAGCTTGCGGCACACATCAAAAGGTTGTTGTCTTAAGAACTCTTATGAATCGATACAATGTCGAGACATGGAACAGATGGCCAGCACCTGTACGAGTCAGACTTGGCGGGTGGTTACTAGATTGTCTAGTAGATAGTTCTGGTTGGTTTGAAAAAGACAGAGCTAAAGGTAGGAAAGCACCAAACATAATGGTTCCTACTGAAAGGTTTCTGGCAATAAAAGAACAAATAATGCATGATGCCGAGCTGTTTTCACCCTTGGCATATCCAATGTATATAGAACCAAATGATTGGACAAACGAAAGAAAAGGAGGATATTTATTAAATGAGGTGATGCGGGGACATCACTTGGTACGACAGGGAGAGGTCGGCATAATACAGGGAGAGTTGCCACTTAGATTTTTAAATAAAATCCAAAAAGTTGGTTATCGTGTAAATCCCTTTATATATGATATAGCTCACGAGCTACAGCATAGAGGTATAG